TTGAGCCACGCCTTCTCCAGGAAGTTCACGCCGCGCGTCCACTCCATCTTGATCGTCAGCCACAGCAATCTAACCGCCAGCGAGATGTCGCCCGCCGCCAGGGCGTCGGCGATGCCCTGGTAGGCCGAGAGCGCATCTTCCTTGAGCACGTTGAACCGGTCGCCCAGCCACGCCAGTGCCTTGGCCCCGATGTCAGTCGCGTACACCAGGTATGCGCCAAGCGCCGCCACAGCCGCGATGACCAGGCCGATGGGCGAAATCAGGAACGTGATCACCGCCGCCAGAACCTTGAGCACCGCGACCACGGTGGTGACGACCGTAATGAGCACACCCAGCATCGTGCCCAGCCCGGAGATGATTGTGCCCAGCACTGTCAGCGCGATGCCGACGGCCACGACCACGGCCGCGACCTTGAGCACGGTGACGATGATCTGCCGGTTCTGCTTGATCCAGGCGCTGACGACCATCGCCACATGCATGATCTTCTCGGCGACCATCTGCAGTGTCGGGGCCAGCGCTGCGCCGATGTTGAAGACACCCATCTTGACGACCTGCCAGAGCCGGTTGAGGGCGTCGGAGAACTCCTCGGCGGCCTTGGCATCCTCGCCGCTCATGGTCAGACCCAGGCGGCGGGCTTCGGCCTGCAACACCTCGATGCCCCGAGCACCGCTGGCAAACAACGGCAGGAGTTGCGTACCGGAGCGCCCGAAGATGCCCATCGCCAATGCTGCCTTGAGCGTGGGGTCCTCGATCTGACTGATGCGCTCGGCCAGGAGCTTGAACTGCTGTTCGGGCGACAGGCCCGCCAGGTCGTCGGCGGTCAGGCCCAGGTCTTTCAATGCAGCCGTGGCCGTACTCAGGCCACGACCGGCGTCATAGATCGTCCGCTGCATCCGTCGCAGGCCGTTTTCCAGTTCGGACACTTCCACGCCGCTCTGCCCGGCGGCGAACTGCAATTCGCTGAGGGCCTCCACCGACAGGCCCGTGCGGCGGGCCATCTTCGCCACGCTGTCGCCATAGCTGCCGAACAATCTGGCCGACGCCGCGAGCGGCGCGAGAATGGCCGAGCCGACGCCCATCATCTTCAGGCCGAGGTTGCGGATCGAGTCGCCGAAGGCCTTGAGCTTCTTCTCCGCTCGGCGCAACCCGCGCACGAGCTTACTGTCGTCGGCGAACAACTCGACGAAGGCTCGACCGGCTCGAATTCCCTGCGCGGATGCCACGTGCGTTACTCCTCGTCTTCAACCGGCAAGGCGTACCAGCCCTCGGGCAGGTCCATCTTGCCCGGCAGGACCTGCCCGTCGGCGTCTTTGACCCACACCTTGGCGTCCTTGATGGTTTCCCGCAGACGCACCGGCGTGCCGTGGGGCACATAGATGGTCCGCGTGAAAGGCGACCCGCCCGCGCAACCGGTCAGCAAGACCGGCAGCACGAAGGCGATGACAGGAAAGTGCTTGCGGACCTTGGCCCGCAGCTTGTCCTTGGTCTGCTGGTCAGGGGCGGCGTCTTGGGCCGTGGGCCGCGACTGCTTGGCGACCCACGGCAGAAGCGCGCGGAAGAATGCGGCCAGAACGGCTACAAGAGCGTTCATCACGCCGCCTCCTTCTTGCTCTCCAACCCGCCCCAGCGATCCAGTTCGCTGTGCTTGATCTGGATGCCTTGCTTGATCTGCTCGATCAGGGCATCGGAGGGCTTCTTGCCGTTGTTGGCCTCGGCGTAGGCATTCAAGACGAACCGCAGTGCCGAGTCCAGCTTGGCCAGGCCGCTATTGGGCGTGTCATCGGGGATCTGCTTCTCGGCCAGCTTGATGCCGGTGATGATGCTGCCCTCGTACTGCTTCCACTTCTCCTGCCAAGGATTCAACCGGCTGGCCAGAAAGAGGAAGAAGCCAACCACGCCCGCCCAGACCATGGCAAAGCCGATGCCCGAGTTCAGGAACGTCCAGACTCCATTGAGGATCGTGTTGCCGTCCATGTTCAGGTGCCTTTCCGGGCCTCAAGGGCCTCTCTGAGAACCGCCAGCGACTCTTTGTCGGCGACCGTCCGTAGCCGCCAATCCTGTCTCGCATACGGGTCGAAGTCCGATGGTTTGAAGGGCCTGCTGCGCTTGGGGTCGCGGTTGGCGTTGGCGATCAGGGCGCAGACCAGCGACGTGTGCGCCCAGCGCTCGCGGCCCAGGCCCTCGGCCATCCAGAGAAGCTCGCGCAGCGTCAGCGGCCGGGGATCGATGCCGATGGACCCGGCGATGCGCCAGACATCGCCCCACGGATCGTCGCGTCGATGTCCAGGGCGTCGATGCGCGTCTCCACCGCCGTTACCGCCGCGTCGATCATGGCCATCTGCTTGGCGACCGCCTTGGCCCGGTCGTTGCGGCCGCGCGACCGGAAAAAACCGATCAGCTCCTCATAGAAGGCCTTCTGCGCCGCCAGCAGTGTCTGCCCGTCGAAACCGGCCCGCACGTCGTCGTCGGTGACCTTGTGCGTCTGGAACTGCCCCTCGAGCATGGCGCAGAGCACCTCGCCCAGAAGCATCTCGTCGGTGCCGAGGCGTGTCAGCAAAGGCGGATCACCGGCCTCGGGTTGGAGCAGATCGATGTCGAGCTTCGCCTTGACCTTCATGGCCGTGCCGAGGGTCAAGGTCAGCGTCCAGGTCCGACCGGCTGCATCAGTGAACGTCTTCATCAGGCCACCTCCACCCAGGAATCGAACACGGCGAGCTTGGCGGTCACGCTGACCGTCACACCCTCTTCCAGCGGCTCGTTGCGGCTAAAGTTGGTGATGCTGAAGTCGCCCAGCGGCCCCTCGGTGCCCGAGGCGGTGCGGTCGCCGGTCAGCACGGCCAGGCGGATCGTGCCGGAGGTCAGGAACGCGGTCTTCACCGCGTCGAACCCGGCATCGCCCGGCTTCCAGAGCATCTCGAACTCGGCGGTGCATTCACGCAGCGTCGGCGCGGTCGCCCGCCAGCCCTGGTTGGCGCGGGTGGTGACATCGGCCTCGCCCGCCTCGAGGTTGAGCGTCACGTCCTTGACGTTGGCCATCTCGGTGAGCGACGCCAGAGCGCCGCCCGCAGCGCCCTGGTAAATCTTGGCGTTCATGCCCAACAGGAATTCTTGCGACATGTTTCGATCTCCTTATCGAACGCTGTCTCGCCACAGGGCGGGCAGCTGGGGTTTCTCCTTCTCGAAAGCCGGTCCCATGTAGGGCCGGGCCTTGTAGGTCGTGCGTTTCTTCTTGCCTCGCCTGACCAGCGTTGCCTTGCCGCCGTGCTCCAGCAGAGGCGGCGCTTCGCCGCGTCCCTTCTGATTCAGCCGCGTCGGCCCGATCACCACGCTTTGGGCTTCCGGGTCGTAGCCGAAGAAAATGAACTTCTTCAGCAATCCCGTGTGCGAGCTCGGCGGCGATCCGGGCGGTGCGGGTGTCTTGCGCTTGCGGATGCTGCTCTTGGCCGACCGCCGCACGAACGCTCCGAACTTCGAGAGCACCTTCCGCGAGGCGGCGTCCACCTTCGCGATCACCGCCTGGCGGTCGAAGAACAACTGCTTGAACTCGAAGTGGATCATCCGATGGCCCTGTACGTCACCGTCAGCACGCTGGTGAAGACCCGCTGTTCGGCCAGATGCTCGGGCGCGTAGACCGGCTCGTTGGCCGTCCGCACCCACGCCGCCCCCGGCACGCCGGGGAGAGCCCGTCGCCGCAGGTAGGCGGCGATCTGGTCCATGAGGCCGCACAGCGCCGCCACTTCCGTGTCCAGGTCCTTGCCGAGCTTCTTCTGCACGCCGATGTCGACCTGCAGGTCGAATTGGCTGGCCGAGCGCGTCGAGCCATTGATCTCCACGGCCTTGGGCACCACCGAGACCTTCAGTTCCGCCAGGTCCGCCAACTCGAACTCCGGCAGCACCCGCCGCACGGCAACGATGGCCGGGGTGAACGTGCCCGCCGGAGCGGCGTTCAGTTCGGCGACGACGGCGTCGGCGATGTCGATGATCCGCGCCATGGGCTACTCCGTCTTCTTCAGTTCGCCCGCCAGCCAGGCCACGTCGGCCCGGCCGCCTGAATCGACCGCCGCCAGCACGTCGGCAAGGCTCACGCCCCTGGCCGCGTCGCGCCGCAGCAACCGGGCGATGCCCGCCAGGCGCTGGGCGGCCAGGTACGCCCGGCGCTGCGAAGGGGGCATGGCCGCGAGGCTCAACCGGCGCTGCTCGGCCGCCTGCTTCTGCTCGGGCGCAAGCGAATCCAGCCACTGGCGACGCCGGGACTCGACCTCGGCCTGCCGCTGCTGGGGCGTCATGCGCAGGCGCTGCACGGCCGCCTGCTCGGCTGCGCTGAGTTCCATCTGTCGCCTGGTCTGTTCCATGCGGTGCTCTCCTATGCGATCGGGCGCGGCTCCTGGCCGTAGGCCTGGTCAAACACGAACAGGCAATCCCCGTCGGCGTCGTTGATCCGGCTCTCGCGGCGCAGGATGACGAACCTGCCGCCGTCGCTGTCCATCTGGCCGGAGATGTCCATGCCGCTC